ACAAATACCTACGTTTAGGTCTTCTCTAGGAATGTTGTTAGTTGGAAAGGGAACGGCTTTTGGTTTTTCCTTTAGCTTTTCTATTTCGTTGATATGCTCTATGGCGCTGCTAATGTGTTCTTGTGCTTTAAATAGGTCTTCTTTAATGTCCTTCATATTTCCTCTACAAATCGTCGTTGTTAAAAAATGGTATAATGTGAGCAAGAAGTAATTCTAAGCCCACCTCGTCAATCCTAGAGCCAATTAGGGCTATTCCTGTGATTCTTCTTATTACCAAAGTAGCTGTCTGACATCTTTCTAAGTTCTTCGTTAAGTAAATCTTCTTGTCTGTCTGCTATCTTTCTTTCTGCATCTTGAGACATTTGTTCTGCCCAATAAGCAACAGCGATAGCAAGAGCATCAAGTCTGTCATCGTGGGTGATTGCTCCTCTGTCTCTAGTGATTCTAGAAAGCTGATACATGAGTTGGTATTTGAGTTGTGATTCAAGTGGGTAGTTCTGAGCCGAGCTAAAGTCATTTCGTATGACATCAGGAGAGACTACAAGTTTGTGCTGACTCATAACTGGTTCCAGTGTGTCGATGATCCTCTTTTCTTTTTGTATGCTGTGGCGAACTTCTTCTATTGTGCATGGATGAACTTTACCAAGAAAAGGTTTAAACAGTTCACTAAACATGCCATCTCCAAAGTTACTTTCGACTATGATGTAGTTGACCTTGTGCTTCTTTGCTTTCATCGCAAGGATCTTCAGAACATCTTCACCATAACCACCTTGCATACCACCTGCATCGGGAACGTATAGATAACCATTGAGCATTTTTACAATGGCCCAAGAAGTTTCATCTCGTCCTCTTCCTGATGGGTCTATAGACATTACCGATCCTGTGTATTCGATCATGTCTCCTACCTGCTTCATTGGTCTGTAGAACCTGTCACCAGTGAAGCCAACATTAGGAACATCGCCTCCCCAGATGAGGTCTGGACTTTGCGCCCATACTACTTTCTCTGGTGCTAACTCATCATCGATGTCCATTACCAGTAAGTCGTTTATCTTTAGCGGATAGCGATCAACATCAGACAGCCTACTGTCCAACATAAACTGCATCGCAAAACCCGCTTTGCCATAGCTTACTTCTCGCTCCATTAAGTCCAGTTCACTAAACCTTAGTGGCTCAGTAGACTTACCTTCTTTTTCTTTCGACACGCAGAGTGGACTCACCCTTCCGAAGTATGTTTTTTCATTCTTTTCGGGAGTAATATATTTGCAAGTCCAGATACTCGCAGTGTAATCTCTCTCAAGTAGTTTATTGTAGAGGGAGTCTTCGCACTGTGGAGTTCCTAGAAAGACGATTTTGGAGTCCTTGTCAGGTTTGAGTATCGATTCAAACTCCTTTACCTGCTCACCCAATTTGTCTCTCATGCCCTGAGTTGCCGAGTTGTTGGGAACTTCTACGTCATCCGCAACAATGATGTCAGCCCTGCTACCTGTAAGTTGGGAGGATATGCCTAGTGACTTAACACTCGGAGCATGACTTGCAGGAGCAAGACCAACATCAAAACTTATCTTTGAAAATCTTTGTGTAGCTGAAGGGATAAGGGGTTTAAGTATTGGCATTTCGTGGATGAGTCTCAGAGTAAATGTACTGAAGTCATCCGCTCTTGTTTTACTTGCAGAGCAGACAAGAATGTTTTTTGAGGGGTCTAGAAGTAGTTGATGGACAACGTATGCTGAACATATCCAGGACTTACCAACACCTCGAAAGCCTTGGATGACTGCTCGTCTTGATCCATTTTGCATCCAGTCTGCAATTTCATATTGGATGTCTGTGGGGTCGGGTAGATTAAGATGCTTCCAAGCGAGGTATAAGAAATTCCTAAAGTCTTTTAGTTCTTCGGGAATAGGTTCTTGTGAAGACATGTATGTGTTAGCCGTTAGCTACTTCTCCTTCGTCCTCTTCTTCGTCTTTAAAAGGAAGAATGCTAACAAGGTCTTGCATTTGGTTGTCGTGTTTTATTGAGGAATGAACGCCATTGTCTTTTAGATATTGTCTGATACAGTTCACAAGGGAAGGCGTAGCTTCTCCTGATTGCACTTGATTTATCATCCAATCAACTGTGATGTTCTTGAGGAAGTCATCTTTTTCCTCTGTAGACATGTTACTGATATCCATATAGTTACTTATTCTTTTTACGTAATTCTGATACTATCTTTAAGATCATGTAAATGAGAGTAGCTGCACCAACTAATACAGCTAATATCTCGTTTACGTCGTTAAGGGTTATGTTGGCGAGAAGTCCTAAAACACCGACTGTGGGCGTTGTGAATTGATTGTTCATTTTATTTATGCTATTTGATACCATCCACCTAAAGCGAATACTGTGTTTAAATCGAGACTTGTCCAAGGAACATTATTTCCTGAAGCAGAATAATTAAAAGACATTGTTGTGGTGTTAGAGTTTACTGACGCAGAGGTGTTTCCTGTTGTATTACCGCCATTTAATGAAAATCTATTAAGCACAATACCAAATCCACTTACTCCTGTGTTTTTTGCTGTGTATGGAAGACCAGTTAGTTGAAGACTCGCACTATAAGAACCTGCGTTTGTAACTGTAAAACTGCCATTTATAAAACACATATTACCTATTTTTACAAACTGAAAACTACTTGTGTTTCCTGCTACACTTCCTGCTGTACCTGCTGTACCACTTAATGTTGCTGTAAATGTTCCCTCTCTATAAAAGTGAGTAGCGTCTGTTCCCGAAGGAATAACAACTGTACCAGTGGCAGTAAGGTTTTGAACACTTGTAAGTCCTGTAAGACTTAGGTTAGTTACGCCAGTGTTTCCATTTACTGCTGCATCTTCTTTAACTTCTTGAGTTGCTAAGAGTCCTTGTTTGTAAGCTGTATCAAGGTCGCTCTCGGTTAGTCTTGCTCCGTCTACAAAATCTATTAAGGGAGTACTTACAGTGTTCCTGTAGACCCTTACTTTTGTTGCTGTTCCACTTGGAACCGAGTTAAGTGTTATTGTTTTTGCTGTAGCGTTCCTTGATGCAACAGAAGCTTCTGCCCAAGAAATACTACTTCCATCGTAACTTTGAATTTTACAGAACACATGATCTGCACTTAGGACATCCATGCCACTATAACTAAATGTAGCTTGTCCCAATCCGTTTGTTCCTGTACCTGCTGTTGTATATTCCACGTATGAATTCGCCATAAATTTTGAGTGTTTGTTTTTATAATTTTATTTAATTTTTAATTTTAAAGGTGTTACCTCTCTTATTATTTCATCTCCTAACGATATTGATTCTTGTTGTGTCCTAAGTACTTCCAGTAAGCTTTCTTCGTTTTCGTTTATAAAAGAACCCAAGAAATCTTTGTTTTCGTTTACAAGTTCTTCCGTAACAACATCCCAATACATTCTTATTAAAGCTTCAAGTTCGTGTAGAGCTTCGTTTGTTTCCTTTCCTCTTTCTCCCATAACAGTGCTTCCACCTCTTTCTTCTCCTCCAAATTTACTTAACCAATTTCTAGAGTTTATCAGATCATTTACATCTCTTTCTATGTTTGTTTCTTTTAGTCTTTGAGCAAACTCATAGTATAATGTTCTTCCTTCTTCATTTCTGAAGTCTTTCATTTTGATGTCATAAGTAAGAGTATCTTTTATTTCATTTGGAAGAATATTTAAAACATCTGCTGCTGCTACTGTATCAAAAGTAGTAATTATTGCAGGTGTATCAGGTGTAAATCTAAAAGTACTTTGTAAGGGATTCTGACTAGATATTAAATCTTTACCAAAAATATCTACTTTATTGTTTTGTGGAAATACACCAAAAGCACTGTATAAAAATCTATCATTAAAGGTTCCTCCTTTTAGATCAGCAACTTTTTGTTCTCCTGTAAATATTTTAGTAATCTTTTTAGCTTGTGCAGGAACCATCGAGTAGGAAGCGATAAGATCGGCAGACGCTCTTTTAAAAGAACCTTCAGTACTTTTATCAAGTTTTTGTGGTATCAAATCAGAAAGCTGTTTTATTCCTTGGTTAAATGGCAGTTCGTTTACAAATGTTCTTATAGAAGATATCATAACAGCAGGAAAATCTTGTTCGCTGTTTAGTAATCTTTTCTCTTTAAGTTTAAACCAATAACTAATGTCAGCAGCAAATGCAGCAGGTAAGCTGAATGGAATCATCGCTTGATAAGGTACACCTGCTGCTCTGTAAGAGTTTATGCCTCTCTTTTTGAACGTGTCTCTTTGTGAAGGTGTAAGATATCCTAAACCTCCAGTAAATAAAGGGTTTCCATCTTTGTCTTCTAACAAAGCTCCACTGGCTCCCATTGCCATTAACGAAGTTCCAATTACTGAGTCAGCTAATAGTTCTTCATTATATTCTGTTCTTCTAGTTCTAAGTCTTTCAATTCTTTCTAATATTTCT